GTTGCTATTATGTATATGTTTTTCAATATCTTCATCTTGTCACCTCATAGAAATGTATTTCACCTGTGTTGTGATATGTTATTTCATAACCACCGTTTACCTTGTTTACTTCTGCATTGCGTACCGTGTTGTTATATGTTCCGTATATAACCGCTAAAGTCCATACGGCGAAGATTGCTATTGTTAATATTTGTTTCATGTTGTCGCCCCCTTATTCATCTATTATGTCGCTTATATACCATGTTTCGTCCGCTATCTCTAGCGCTTCATCGGTTGTCATTGTGTCTTGATATCCCAATAACTCAAAATCGCCCTTATCCGTTATATCTTCGCCGTTTAGTAATTTAGTTATGTGCTTTTTTAATTCTTGGGGCTTGTCCGTCTTGTATAATTCATATTCATAAAGAAAATCGCTTGCTATTAAAATATTCATGTTGCACCACCTTTCGTGCGCTGTTTGTGTGTTAGTTACCAAAGCCTAATAAGTACAGGCTTGAACTCAGACCATATATCAAAGTTGTAAGGGCGGTCGAAAAGGTCACTACTTTCAAAGGCTTCCTCGTCGTCGCCTTCGTACTCGTCAAGGTCTACCGCATCCATACATATACAGCCGCTTGTCGTTGTCCATACACTACCGATTGCATAATGGTCAAAAACATAGGTATCTATCACGCCGTCAAGAATGTCAACGTTATCATCATTCCAACGTATATAATCCTTTATACTGCGAGGTTCTCCAAAGTTGTCTTCCTCATATTCAGAAACAAAACTATCAAGCACGGCTTCAAGCCCTAATTTTTCAACCCTTGAAAGGTTGTGCTTCTTGTCTTCTTCAAAACTTGCGGCTTTGTCCTGGGGTACTACAAAATAATCATTGTAAAAGTTCGTCATATTGTCCCTCACTTCCTGCGCTCCTGCGCTCAATCCGTTGTTGATTTTGTCGTCCGTTCCTTTTATAATGAGGGTAACCGTTTGGAACGGGGAAGACGGCTACCCAATGGTTAATAGTTCCTTATTCAGTTGTGGTTAGTCGATTAGACTTTTAATCTTTTCGATAACTTCGGGTGCGACCTTGTTATCTTTTAAGATTTGTATAATGGCTCTTATTAAAGCCTTATACACTTTTTGTCTCTCCTTCTCCGTTCCATTTTCTTTTGTCCTTTCCGACGTGTAACACGTCCTTGTGAGCCTATAATATCAAAACGTGTAACACGTGTCAATACCTATTTTTGATTTTTTTCATTTTTCATCTTGGAAAAGTAGCGCAAAGGCGCATAGATACTGAACAAAACAGACTAAAAAATTTTTTTAGCGTTGTGTTTTCTTTCATTATACGGAAAAAACAAAAAACTTTCCCAAAACTTCCGCAATATTTCCCCATTATTTCCCCAAAACTTCCCCATATGACGTACAAATGTCACCTAGCCCATAATATTATGATAGTGTCGGAAGCCGAACGGATGTATATATATTTATCCGTTACGGCTTTTATATTTTGTAACCAATAAACCAACACAACGAAAAAAAGGATATCAACCAAATGACAAAGAGCAACACATACAACGAACTGAATACAACACAGACAGAGGTTGATAACCTGGAGACTATAACGACAAGTACAAATAATATGACCGATATTGATAACAGCGAAAAAACTGTGAATAGTGATTCACCTATTATTTCTTATGTTGGCAAAGGTAAAGGCTCTAACCCTAACAGTAAAAAAAATCTTATGTTGGTCAAAACCTCGGAAGAAGCAAGAGAGAGAGGGAGAAAAGGCGGTATAAAAAGCGGGGAAGTACGAAAAGCCAAGAAGACAATGAGGGAAACCCTACAAGATGCCCTAAAAATTGAGTTAAGTCCCGAAAAACTTGAAGAACTAGGAGCAGAAGTAGGGCTAATGAATGGCGATACTACGGTATTATCTGCAATTATTGCAAGTACGATTAGAGAAGCCATAAACGGAGACACTAAGGCTATACAGTTCGTAAGAGACAGTATCGGAGAAAAGCCAATAGACGAAATGCACACAGTTAATGAGACTATCACGAAAGAAGATACCGACATGATGAAAGACTTGCGGGATAGTTTGATTAGTAAAGTTATGTAAACCAAAGTGGATTTATAGTATACGCAATAAACAAGAATGTGATATATACAGGGTTTGTAAGGTGTTTAACTATTCACTAAACTAAACTTTTGCGAATAGTTGACTTGACCACAGATATATTTTTATTTACGGAGAATATATTGATACACATTCTTTTTACGGTATAGTGTTATATTTCTATCCACCATACACAGGACTAGAACGGATAACCCACCCCCACGCGCCCAAGGTACACCCCGCCCCTACGGATATATCCCCTCGCAAATTTTTTATAAAAATCGAAAGTGGGTAAATGAGATATGATTAAGGACTTATGCGAAACGATAAAGGAATATGGGTTAGGGTATACGGTTTATGAGGAACTGTTGCCCATGTGGAAAGTCCGCATTAAGGTTAAACGATGGAAACCGATATTAGTCCTTTGGGAAAAATGGAAAGAATATTCAAGAATGATGTGGTCAGCAGAATTTCTTGAAATTGACGACTATACCATAGAGGGATTTAAGGAATATCTGATTAAAGCAGATGACGAAAGAGGAAAAAGAGAGACTTACAGTTGAATACCTAAAACGCAGAGGGATAACGAAGGAATATATCGAGTCACTTGATGATATAGGGCTTAAACATCTAGCGAGAGATATAGAATACGACCTCTGTAGGCAAGACGTATCATATTACGTTAGACAACATTGTGTTTATGAGGATAAAGACGCGGACGAACTGATACAGCCATTTGATATGTGGCAAGCGCAGGAAGAAGCACTCCTTTCGATACACGAACATAGAAGAAACATCATTCTAAAAGCACGACAGCTTGGAATCACATGGTTGGTAATCAGCTATGCAAGTTGGGTGCTTTTATTACGTTCGGGCAGAACTGTCATTGGTCTGTCAAGAACAGAAGAAGAAGCGAAGGAATTAGTAAGAAGATTAGCGGTAGAGTTTGGCAATATGCCGTCATTGATTCGTGATAAGAAGAACACGAAAGGTTGGAAAGGACTTACCTTTGAAGCAACTGCCATGACTCTTACCGTTTATCACGAAGACGGATTGCAGAGTGTCTTTAAGGCATTTCCGTCTAGTCCCGATTCAGTACGTTCATTCACGGCAGATTTACTAATCTTTGATGAGTGGGCGTTTCAGCAATGGGCGGAGCAGATATGGATATCAGCCGTTCCTGCTATTAACCGTCCTAATGGTGGTAAATTCATCGGACTGTCTACTAACATCCGTGGTTCACTCTTTGAGCAGAAATTTACGGAAAAAGACAACGGATTTAACAAGATATTCATTCCTTGGAACGCAGACCCTAATCGTGACGAGGAATGGTACGAAAACACAAGATTGCAGATGGGCGGAGATATCACACAAGAATATCCTGCCACGATAGAAGAAGCGTTATCGGTAGCGGGTGGTGCATACTTCCCCGAGATAACGAGACAATCATTATTAACAAACAAGCCATTAGAGGGCAATTTACGTAGATATGTGTCATTTGACTACGGCTACGATATGTTTGCCTGTTATTGGTATCAGATAGACGACAGTTATCATGCGCAGATTTATAGGGAATATTACGAATCCAACCTTAATGCTATGCAGGCGGCGGATATCGTAAGGGATTTATCTAGCGGAGAGAACATTACCTTGTTCCTAGCACCTCCCGATTTGTGGAATAGACAGTCCGCAACAGGTAAATCTACGGCAGATGTGTTCAATGAGCACGGTGTACCCATTGTAAAAGTGGATAATAACCTCTTTAATGGCTGTATGCGTATAAAAGAATGGGTATTTGCTAATGAGAATGAGAACTCTAGGCTGACTATTCTTGATAATTGCGCGCCTAACTTGTTCGATTCTATCACAAAAATACAGATTGACGACAAGAAACCCAATGTTTATGCGAAAAAACCACATAATTTGACCCATGCGGTCGACGCTTTAAGGTATTTTTGCGTATATTGGACACTTCCTGCTGACGTAATAAGCAATAAACCGACCCGAAAATGGACGGATGATATGTGGGAAGACTACAAAAGAGCGAATGATTCAGACAAACAACTCTTAATTGAGCGTTGGGGTGAACCAAAATGAGGTTAAGAAAGATTATGGATAAGGCTGTTAACAGTATAACCAATCCCGAACAGACCAAAAAGTTAAATAAGTGGAAGAATAAGTTTGAACAGGCACGCACAGCGTATGCTGATGACCTTACAAAGATAAAAAGACGTGATGATTTGTATAACGGCACTAGGGAAGTACAGGGAAATCCCAATAGTAACGTCTCTCCAAGCAAATTAGCGGTCAATGTACGTAATTTGACCTATGAATTGATTGAATCACAGGTAGATTCTTCCGTTCCCTCACCGAGAGTTATACCGATTCATCCCGAAGATGAAGCGGCGGCAAAGGTTATTGAAGCATTTTTGACTAATGAAATGCTTAAATTACACGCAGAGCTGTTAAATGACCAGGATGAGCGTACTACTTTCGTGCAGGGTGGCGACTTTTTCCACATTGAATGGGATTCATCAAAGAATACCCACACAACTCATGGTGATTTAGCGATAAGTCTTCGTCATCCCAAGCAGATTATCCCACAGGCAGGGGTACTTGAAATAGAGAAAATGGACTACATATTCGTTGTTTACAACATGAGTAAGAAGTTCATTAAGAAAAAGTACGGCGTAGATGTCGAAGGGGCTTCTGTGGACAATAAATACACGGAAAACGACCCTCAATCATATCTTGATGATATCGCTACTGTAATACAGGTATATTACCGCAATAAAGACGCAGGAATAGGCTTATTTGTTTGGTGTGATGATTATGTCCTTGAAGACCTCGAAGACTATCAGAAGCGCAAAATAATGGTGTGTAGCAAGTGCGGAAAACCCAAGACAGGTGACGTATGTGAATGCGGTTCTAAAAAGTTCAAAGAAGAAACACAGGACTTTGAAACCATTACCGAGGACATAGTTACATTCGGTGAAGCAATTCCTGCTACATACTATGAGCAAGTACCTGTTATGGATTTGAACGGCAATCCCGCTTTAGACGAGAATGGACAGCCGTTTATGACAATAGAGCAGAAACAGACGAAGATTCCATATTATAAACCGAACGTAATGCCTTTGGTATTAAGGAAGAACGTATCGAAATATGGAAAACTTCTTGGATGCTCTGATGTAGACGTTATTAAAGACCAACAGGATGCAGTTACAAAGTTGGGTTCAAAGATACAGGAAAAAGTCTTAATGGGCGGTTCTTTCTTAATGCTCCCTAAAGGACTTGAAGCAGAGACATCAGATGGTGAGTACAAGATAATCCGAGTAGACCAATCAAACGCAGGACTTGTAAACGTCAAGACTACGCAGGCAGACATATCGCAGGATTTGACGATGCTTAATCAGAATTACTCCTATGCGCAGTCAGCATTGGGTATTACTGACGCATACCAAGGTAAGTATGACGCTTCAGCACGTTCGGGTTCGGCTAAACAGTATTCGATTAACCAAGCGGCAGGACGACTTGAATCTAAACGAGTAATGAAGAACGCCGCGTATGCAGAGTTATACGAGATGATGTTCAAGTTTGCATTGGCATATTCTGATACTCCGATGCCTATAAGCGGTGAGAGGTCAGATGGTTCAAAGGAATATCAGTCGTTCGACCGTTATAAGTTCTTAAAGAAGGACAGCGCGGGTGAATATTATTGGAATGACGAGTTCAAGTTCGATACTGACCCGACATCTACGATAATGACCAACCGTGAAGCAATGTGGCAACAGATAGATATGAAACTACAGAGTGGTGCTTTCGGTGCTGTTGGAGACTTACAGACAGCACTTCTCTATTGGACACTCATGGAGAAGAATGGATATCCGAACGCTAAAACTGTTAAGGACGATATACAGGCTCGAATAAACGAGCAGAAGGAGGTTCAAAATGCTATGCCCGCTATGCCAAACGGAAATGCGAATATCCCACTCGGTATATAGGTTGAAGAATATCGACCCGCCCGAAATGGTGATAGCACATGACCTTGTATGCAGAAGTAAGAAATGTCCGAACTACGACAAAGTAGTGACGACCATAGAAAACCCCGTAGAAGTCGAGGTTAATCAACCATCCTAAACAGGGTGGTTTTTTAATACATAAATCCGCTAGGGAGAGCGCAAAAATCCAAAGGAGAAAAAACATGAATAAAGAATTATTGATACCCATGAATCTACAGTTTTTCGCAGATGAGGGTGTAAGCGAAAACACGTCGGAAGTCGCTGAACCGACAGGGGATGTTGCTATGGAAGACTCATCCACTTCCACCGAGGGAGAAGGAACTACGGATAACACGGAGACTAATGAACCCTCAAACGTACAGAGCGACGAAGACAATGCAAAGTTCGCCGCCGCTAGACGTAGGGCAGAAGCCGAGTTCAATCAGAAACAGCAGGCTTTGGACGCAGAGTTTGCAAGAAGATTTGAAGGCTATGAAAACCCTATAACACATCAGCCTATTAAGAATCAGAAGGACTACTTTGAAGCCTTGGACGCACAGGAAAAACTTGCGAGAGACAAGGAACTCGAATCAAAGGGCATAGACCCCAAGATGTTCGAGGATATGGTCAGCAAACAGGTTAACAACAATCCTATCGTTCAGCAGGCACAGGCGGTCATTCAGCAGACACAGAGGGCACAGGTAGAGCATGAACTAGCCGAGAGCGTAAAGGTTATCTCTACATTAAACCCCGAAATCAAGTCAGTAGACGATTTGTTCAATCTTCCTAACATACAGGAGATTATCGACAAGACTTCGCTCGGTATGAACTTGGTAGACGCTTATAAGTTAGCAAACTTTGATTCTTTAATGGCAGGCAAGGTGGCAGGAGCAAAACAGGCCGCTTTGAACAACATCAATGGTACTGCACATCTTAATCAGACGGACAACATATCAACGGCTGATAACGGAGAAGTGGAGATACCGCAGAGTGAGTTAGCACAGTGGAAACGTGCTTTTCCTCATGCTACTCATGCAGAGTTACGCAAGAAATACAATTCAACACTTTAGGAGGTAGAAAAATGTTCAAGTTTAGAAAAATGAACAATTCGGGTGTTGCACCCACAATCAAGCAGATAGCCGCTAATACGGCTGTTACATATCATGTAGGCGATGCTTTGGTACTTACTTCGGGAAAAGCCGCACTTGCAGGCGCAACCGCAAAGCCCGAGTACATTGCCGCACAGGGCGGTCTTGGACTCGATACCCTGTCAGCATATCAGATTAACAGCGACCAGGAATACGAGACAGTTCTCGCAGAGACAGGCGCAGTAGTAGTTGGAACGAAGGTTACCCTTTCATCTTCTAACTCTATTACAACAACCACAACGAACGGTGTAGCAGAGGTTGTATCTGTAGCAGGAACAGCGCAGGGTTCAGCCGCAGTAGTCAAGTTTTAATAGGAGGTAACGACCATGGCAGGAATTATTTTTGCAAAAAATAGCGGTCTTAACGATGATTTATGGAAGGTTAATGACCAAATTGTCCGTGCAGTACTGCAGGATACAGACAACGAAAAGAACAATGACGATGAACTTGTAAATGCGATTTACAACGTAGAGAAGTCCGATAAGTTCGGTGAGAAACTTTCAAGCCTTACTGAAATGGGCAACTTCGATATCGTTGATGAAGGTGACGCAGGCATACAGGATGAGATTCAGCAGGGCTTCTCAAAACTCATCGTTCACAAGCAGTTTATGAAGGGCTTTACTTGCACAGCAGAAATGAACGAGGATGGCGACATCAACTCAATGAAGGTTGCCGCCGCAAACTATATGCGTGCGTACAAGAGAACTCGCGCACAGTTCGCTTCTGACGCTTTTACTACAGAGGGTGCTTCATTCGTATTCGGTGGTAAGACACTTGATAAGACAACAGGCGACGGCAAGGGACTCTTTGCCACAGACCACGCTTATGTTAAGGGTACAGGCACACAGTCAAACGTATTTACAGCCGCTTTCGGCACAGACTCAACCAACCTTAACAAGTTGGCTAACATCGGACGTAACTTTAAGAACGCTTCTGGTAACGTAATGGGTTATACATTCGATACAATCATAATCCCTGGCGATTGCCCTGTTCTTGAAGATACTATCAGAAAGATTATCAAGTCTGACCTTACTGTTGGTTCAAACTTCAACGACGTGAACACACAGAAGGGACTTTGGAAGTTGGTAGTCGACCACAGATGGACAACGAATGGTGCTTCTTCACCTTACATCCTTATGTCTAGCGAGGCTAACAAGGAGTTACAGGCGGCAATGTTCTATGACAGAATCCCTCTTACAATCAAGGATTGGGTTGACAATAAGACAGGCAACCTTGAATGGATGGGTCGTGCAAGAATGTCAGCAGGCTTCAATAATTGGCAGGCATTTATTATGGGTGGTGCTTCAAACGGTTCACCGCTTTCATAATATATTCTTCTATAAAATCGGGGAGGGGGCAATACGCCCCTTCCTCAACTAAAAAGGAGTGCATATGGCAAATTACAAGATAGGCGATAGATACGTTGATGGCGAATATACCTATGAAGTAATTAAGGTATATGAGAACGGAACGTGTGAAGCGCAGAGAGTAGACAAATTTACAAAGGCAAATGTAAAAAAAGAGGGCTTTACCGAGGTAAAGGATGTAGTAAAATCAAGCGTTTCCGAGGAAAAAGCAATTACAGAGCCTAATGTAAATTTCACAAAAACACAGGTTAACAGGATGCCTAATGCAGAACTTGAAAAGGTTTGTAATCAGTTGGGTATCAAGGTAGGAACAGGCACAGAGATGAAGCGTGCCATTATAGATAAATTGGGGCTTTAATATGACGTGGGCAGATATCAAATTAGCGACAATTCAAAAGATGTTCTCGGCGGTAGGAAGTACAATTCCTAGTGACGATTCTAATAGAGACTATGTGGCGGCAATGCCTTATGCGGCAAACGAAGGTATCTTAATGCTTTCAACCGCAGGAAAGTTTCTAGTCAAGAGTTTTTCCATAGCAATACAACCGATAAAGAATCTTCTTTCTTCTGTTGATAGTGATGTTATTCACTCGATGATAGGCGGAGAGAAGACGTTTGAAGCGGAAAACTGTAACTCAATCTATTTTGAGGTTACGGGACGATGCTCATTAACGATTACAGTAGGGGAGATAATTTCCGAACCCATAGAGTTTGATTCACTTCATGCTTATTTACCTTATAAGCAGATAATTGAAAACTATGGTAGCGAAAAGGTTACTCTGACGTTTTCTTCTGAAAAGCCCTACGCAATCAAGAATGTCGCTATGTATGAAGCCAAGTACGATGAAGATAGCGAAGTCCCCGAGTATGCAGAAAGAATACGCTACAAGGTTACGGATTTAGTCGAAGACTTCTATTCTATCAACTCAATTTACTTTGAGGGTGAAGTAGAGAAGTATATTAAGACTTCTGATGTATACCAAGAGGGCGATAAGACATTGGTTTTTGACCGAGAAACGGAAGGAAACTACGTGATATATTACAATGCCTTGCCTGTGACTATAACGGTAGCGACAGAGGATGAATACGAACTGCCTTTAGACAGGGAAGTAGAAGCATTATTACCTCTTTATATGGCTTCACAGTTATATAAGGAAGACGATATCGCAATAGCCACACAGTACAGAAATGAGTTTGAGGTCGCTTTTGAGAGACTTAAAAACTCTGTTTCAAGTAGCATGGCGGAGAAAGTTACAAGTGAGAGTGGGTGGATTTAATGCCTGTTAGTTTCAAGATACCGAAAAGTCCACAAAAATCAATAGAGCAGATAAACGAGTTTAAGGGAGTGGATTTCTCTAACTCTCCTGCAAACTGTGACGTAACCAAGTCGCCTAATGCGGTGAACATGATTCGTGATGTTCCTGGCAAAGTCCGTAAGAGAATGGGTTACAAAATCAACAAGACTTACGCAGGAAAGAAAATCAACGGATATCATTCGCGTAAAGGTGACAATTACGCTCTGATTCATGCAGGGACTTACATATATAAGAGTACAGACGATACAGTCCTGTATTCAGCCGCTAACGATGCGATATCCCATTCATGGGAGTTTGATACCAACCTTTACATCATTGATGGTAAAAAACTTCTAAAGTATGACGGCACAAACGTAAAGGTAGTAGAGAACGACGCTGATACCTATATACCGACATTGACTATCGCTAAATCCCCTAGTGGTGGCGGACAGGAATATGAGTCAATCAACCTGTTAAATTCGGCGTTTATTGAGTTATTCCAAGGCGACGGAACATCTACGGCTTATCACATGACGTTCGGTGAATTGGACGCTACAACAGTTAAGGCGTGGATAATGAACGCGCAGGGTGAATGGGTAGCAAAGACCGAGGGTACACACTTCTCTGTAGACAGAGTTAACGGAATTATAAATTGGGATGCACCACCGCCTATACCCGACTTGACAGGTGAGGATAACGTCAAGATTCAAGTATACAGAACAGTTTCGGGATATGCAGACAGAATAAACAAGTGCAGATTTGGTACTAGGTTTGGTGTCAATGGCGCGTTTGACCGACTGTTTGTTAGTGGTAACCCCGATTGGGCTAATGCCGATTGGTACTCACAGCAATGGGATTGTACTTACTTCCCCGATATGAGTTATTCTAGATTGGGTTCAAGTAGGTCTGCTATCGTTGGTTATTCGATTATATCCAACTATTTAGCGGCGCATAAAGATGAAATGGAACGCGACCTGTCAATCGTGCTTCGTGAGGGTGATTTGGTAGACGATGAACCGAGTTTCAAGATTATCAATACCCTACAGGGAGCAGGAGCAATAGCACAGAACTCATTCGCTTACCTTTGTACCGAGCCTATCTTCTTAACAAGAAGTGGATTATATGCGGTTACGGCGCAGGATATTACGGGTGAGAAATATGCACAGAGCCGTTCGTTCTATTTGAATGGTAAGTTAACGCAGGAGAGTTTGAGTGATTTGCAGAACTCTTATGCGATTATCTACAAAGATATGTACCTGTTGAGTGTAGGTGGAAACAGATTATACGTCCTAGATGGAATACAGCCCATGAGGACAGATAAGTCAGAGCCATATGCTACACGACAGTATGCAGGATTCTATTGTGAAGATATCCCTGCAAGAATCATGTGGGAGTCCGAAAACAAATTATTCTTCGGAACGGCAGACGGAAAGATATGTGAGTTCTATACAGATAAGGATTCATTGAGTTCATATTCTGACCAAACAGGAGCAACTACATATAAAGCGATTTCTTGTAAATGGGAAACGCCCGACATAGACGGACAGTTATTCTACAAGAACAAGACTTTGAGATATATAGCGGTTCGTATAGGTGCGGCAATAGCGACATCTGTAGATATATATGGAATGGATAAGGGTCTATGGAGACTTTTAAGACGAGATACCACTACAGGGCGGTATCTTGTTTTTTCTGTATTGCAGTTCTCTAAATTCTCATTCAGTAGTGACACGACGCAGAAGGTCAGCCATACGAAGGTGAAGATAAAGAAGGTAGACAAATACAGAATCCGACTTGAAAACAACGAGATAAACGAGCCTTTCTCCATTTATGACATAGGTTTGGAATATGTCGAAGGTGGCAATTACAAAGGCTAGAAAGGAGAATATATGGCTTTCACAAAGATTACGAATGTCGATACCGCCAATAAGGGCGTTGTTGGATTGCCCGACACCCCAGGCTTATCGACACATGATATGCAGGCAAAGTTTGATGAATTGGCTACAGACGTAATAATCCCGAAGCACAATTCATTGATAGACGAGTTAGAAGCAACCACGGCGGCAGAGAGTATAGGTGCGGTAAGCACTAATCATGCAAGCGGAGCAAACGTGCAGGCTTTGCTTGATGCGTTAGATGCTTATGTAGAGTCTTCGGCAGGGGCAACAAAGGAGTATGTAGACCAACAGGACGGAATACTTGATGCACGAATAACCTCTGTATACAACACGCTTGATGGACGGATAACGACAGTAGATAGCACGTTAACCACAAGCATACAAAACGTATATAACACGTTGACAGGCAGATTAAACGTACAGGATACGAGAATCACCGCCGCAACGAACACAGCAAACACAGCGAACGACACAGCCAATACCGCAAACAGCACAGCGAACACGGCTAATCAGACGGCTAATTCGGCTAATCAGAGTGCTTTAACGGCATTGCAGGAAGTTGATTCAATCATTGCTTTGCTACAGATACTACTCGGACACATATATCTGAACACGGAGAGCGAAGACAGAATTATTACCGAGAGTGGAGATAGATTG